TCAAGAGAATGCTCTAAGAGCTGTTGAAATATCTCTATCAGGGACACTTCACGTTGATGCTGGTCATAAATTACTAGCACAAAATATAGCTAATGATGTAAGTGGAGATATAGCAGTAGCAACTGGTTTTACCGCTGCTTCTCAAAAATATGGGGCTGCTGTAACTAACGCTGCTTCATCTCTTACATTAGTTATGCAACCTTCAGACACAACCCATCAACAAGGTTTAGAATTTTTTGGCTGTGTTGTAACTTCATTCTCTATAACCGCAGAAGCTGGCACAGATGGTGGGCAGTATAAATGGTCTGCTACTTTAATGACAGGTAAAAAACCAGATTTAGCTTCAACCGCTAGTCCTACTATTACAGCTTATGGGAATAGCACGACTATCCCAAAATTATCTGGGTCATCAGGTCACAAAGTATTTAATACAGATGTTATTATGTCATCATTCACTACTGCAATAGAGAGTCCAGCAATATTTACTGGTGTTGCTTCAGATGGTTTTGAAGTAGTAAGTCGTGGTGCAGAAATAGCAGTGACAGCCGAAGCTCAAGTAAAATATGATGGTAATACAAAAGGTTTTATAAATAGTTTTGATACTCAGACAGCAGCATTATCTGGCAATATGTTAGTAATTACTAATGATGCTAATTTTGGTGTAGATATTCAAAATGGTGTATTTACTGACGTAGCTTTATCAGAAGGCGATTTAATGATGCTTGATTGCTCGATTAAATCAGTAGATGATGGTTCAGATGCCTTAGTAACATTTGACATAAGCTAATATGAAAGACTTTAAATTATCAAATCAATCTGTGAAAATCAAAGAAATGTCAGTAGATGATATTGACTTTTGCAATGATGTACCACAGATGAAATATGAAAATGACAAAGTAGTAAGTATTACTAATCTTTCTCAGGCTAGAACAGCGTGGATTCGCAGAGGGGTTGAAGGTGCAGATGATAAATTTATTAAGTCTCTTTCCGAAGATGACAAAAATAAGCTGTCATTGGCTGTACAGGAATATCAACGCTTGGGGGAATAGAATCCCTCACTCTGGAATTAAACTTCCTCATAGAAGAAAGATGTGAGGGGTGCAGATTTCATATGTACCCTTACGAGGCTCAAGTACCTGTCTTAATTGATGGGAGTTATCCTATGCAAACCTTTACCTCAGATAAAGATGTATGGGATGTTATAGACCTCGTTGTTGAGGAAACTAAAGAAGCGAATGAAAAGGGTGGTACTTTCAATATTGCTGAGTCAATAATGGCACAACTACCCTTCTTTGCTTGTCAAAACTTATTCCTGACCAAAGAATCCCAGAAAGATATTTCCAGATTTGTGTACTCAAAAGATTTTGGCATATCACCCTATAAAGGTAGTTATGGAGAGCAACCTTCAAAGTGGGTAGCAAAATCATTCTTATTGAAAACTTTATTAGAACGACAAAAGTCGAAAGCAATTAATTATGGCAAAGATTCCTGATATAAAAATTAAATTTTCCGCTACAGGGGCTAAAGGTTTAAACCAAGCGATTAAATCTTTAGACCGCTCAACTAAATCACTTATAAATTCACAAGCTAAGATTGTAGCTAGTAACGCAAAACAAACACAATCTAATAAAAAGCTTGGAGATGGTCTACTTCATACAAATCATTCAACTCGTATTCTTGGTGGCTCATTTGCTGTATTAAGGTCAAAAATGCTTCTTGCATCATTTGCTGGCGGTATATTTTCAATGACTATTGGTAAAATGGCAAAATTAGCTGGAGAACAAGAAAGAGCAGAAAATAGACTTAGTACCGCAATAGGTAAAAGGTCAGATGCTTTATTAGCTTTTGCTTCTGAACAGCAAAAAGCAACAAGATTTGGAGATGAAGAAACTATAACTGCAATGTCTCTGGTTGGTGCATATACTGATAATGAAAAAGCAATTGCTAGATTAACAAAAGCTTCAATGGATTTAGCGGTAGCTAAAGGAATGGATTTAAATTCAGCAGTAGATTTAGTTAGTAAAAGTGTATTTAGTTCAACTAATGCTCTCTCAAGGTATGGTGTAGAAATAGTTGGGACTCAAGGCTCTACTGAAAGATTAGAAAGTGCAACTCAAGCATTGAGTGATTTATATGGTGGACAAGCAGAGAAAGATGCTGATACTTATTTAGGAGCAATGGAGCAATTAGGGAATTCACTTGGAGATGTTGGCGAAAGAATAGGTTTTATATTTATCCCAGCTATTCTTGCATCAGCAAAAGGAATTAAAGAATTTGCTGACAATCTTTCTACCGAAGAATTGAAAAGTTACGGAGCATCAATCGTAGCAGTAACTGTTATGATGAAAATCTGGACTGCTACAGCTTTATCCGCAAGAGCTGCTACGGTACTTCTAACAAAAGCTTTAAAAGTTGGTGTTATTGCCGCAGTTGTTGCAGCACTTGCTGAAGGTGTGAAGTATATGGGGTGGTTTAAAGATGCAGAGGATGAGGCTAAAGACTCTACAGATGATTTAAAGGGGGCTATGGAGGAGTTAGATGCCATGATTGGTACATCTGCTATGCAATTGCAAAATGAAATAACATTATTACAGTTAAAAAAAGAGTTAATGAATGATGGTAATTTAAGTTTGCAAGATAGAATGAAATTAATTGAAGAAGAACAAAAATTACTTAAGACTGCTGGACTAAGTAAGGAACAACAAGATAAAAAAAGCATTGAGTTAGATATTCAAAAACTTTCTTTAGAAGAAAAAATTAAAGAAGCAAAATTAAAAACAGTATCTAGTAGTATAGGGGCATTGGGTGAATTAAATAAATCCATGAAAGGGTCAGCTAAAGTATCTAAGAGATTAGCTCAAGCACAAGCTATAATTGATACTTACGCTGGTGCAAATAATGCTTTAAAAACAGGTGTATATCCATTTAATTTATTAGCAATGGCATCAGTTATTGCTACTGGTCTTGCAAATGTAGCTAATATAGAAGCACAGCAGTTTGCTAAAGGTGGTGACTTTGTTACAAATAAACCAGAATTAATAATGGTAGGTGAAGCAGGAAGAGAACACGTACAAATAACTCCTGTAGATAGACCAGAAGAAAGAGCAATGAAAGCTTCTGGAATAACAGTAAATATACAAGGTGGTGTAGTTGACCAAGATTATGTTACAAATACATTGATACCAGCAATTAATTCATCAGGACAAGCTCTTGCTTAGTTTATCGTCAAATCTATCAACTCAGTTCTCTAAAGATTCAACATCTTCTTTTTGGTATATTAAGTTATACTACGATAACGAATCTAGTTTTATAGGGTTATCAGATAAAGATAGAACTATAAATTCTGTAGTGTATCATGGAGTTGTTACTTCATGGGGAACTTTAAATTATTCTGCCAATCTAAATGATTTTGAAGTAAAGTTTGGCACTATGTCTTTAAAGGTTGCCAATACTACTAATGCGATTGAAGGACAGAGATTCTCTGATTATTATTCAGATAAAGAATTTACTAATCGTAAATGGGAATTATATATAGCAGATGAAAATGTAACTAGCCATTCCGACCATCAAATTTTAGCTACTGGTATTATAGGTGTTACTACAAGCTATGACGAAAAAACATTTACCGTAACATTAAATGATATTTTAAATAAATACAATATTGAAATTCCAACAACTTTACTCTCTGGAGTAGATGTTCCTCCAGAAAATGTAGGTAAACCAGTCCCATTTGTTTATGGAGATTTTGATAGAAACTTATCATTACCTAGTTCTGCATTTGATAGACATACTGGAGAACACGCACCTATGATTGTAAGTAATAAATGGGATGCTACTCAAGGAGGAATCGAGGCAAAAGCAGATACGGAAACATTACATACAGTCCGAGATAAGAATATGGAAATGTATCTTAGTGACGTGTATGCTTCATTTGATGATAACTTAGTAACAATAAGCAATCCAAAAGCTTATATATCTGGCAATCTATTAGAATCTGGTGCATTTGTTACAGGAGTAACAGAAGTACAAAATTTTAGCAATTCCTCTAGTAAGGATTTATCAAGTAGTGCCAATGCAGTTGATTTTAGTTTTGGTGTTCCACATTTACCTAAAGGACAAGATAGAACTGGGTTAAATCTTTTAGTGTATTACACTTCTGATTTTATAAGTCCTGGTTCTACTGATTTTTTAAAATTTACTGATAGCTCTAATAATCCAATTAGTGCAAACTTGGCAAATGGAACAAACTTAGTAGCCAGTATAGCTTTATCTACTGACAGTGCAGGAAGACAAGTTAAATTACGTTTGGATAGTAGTGACTCTGGGGGTTCTTTTGACGTAGAAGTATACTCTATATTGATTATTGGAGATTATACAATAGAAGATATAGTGATTGAGAAAAAAATTAGTAGATTTTATCACTCTAATGCTAATATGAAAGGTAAGTCATATGTCACTGGAGAACAAAGGTCTGGTAGGACAGTATCTATATCTACCGACCATAATGTACCTAAAGACGTAAGGATGATGTACGGTTCATTAAAGGGTCGTAAATATAGTTCAGACTTGACATCTGGTCGTTCTAATGGTTATACTACTTCGGATTTTATAGAGAACCCAGTATATATGATTGAAGATATAGGCAGGAAGTTTCTTGGAGCATCCATAGATACTGCTACATTTGATGACTATGGAACTAAAACAACAGGTAAATTAAAAAATATATTTAACACATCAAATACTAGCGATGTAAAATTAAGATTTAGCCAATATAGTTTAGAAGATGCAGATGGTGTATTAAAAAAGATATGCCGACAATCAGGGTTATTTTATCATTTTAACGAGTCAGGTGCATTACGGATATTTGGTAGGAAAAGAGCTGGTACATATGATAGTGGAGACATTACTCAAACA